CCATCGAGTCTTTTTGAGGGAACATAATGGCACAGATAATTGCTGGACTAGGTGCACAACTTGGCTTAGATACCACAGAATTCAGAAAAGGAATTTCTGAGGCCAAACGATCTCTCGGTGAATTAAAAGAATATATTCCAGAGGCTTTAAGTGCTGCAGCATTTATTGAAATGACTCATGCAGCCATGGAGTTTTCCAATAAGATTGTGGAAACTGCCAAAGCCAATGATGTGGCCACTGCATCAGTTTTAGAATTGTCCAAGGCACTTGAGGAAAATGGTGGCAATGCTGAAGATACAAGCAGAATTTATTCTGGCTTTACGGCCAAAATGGAATCTGCAGTTATGGGCAATGCAAAAGCGCAAGAAGCATTTGCCAGACTTGGAATCACATTAAATGATTTAAGGCATTTGTCTGAGCAAGATTTGTTTGAAAAAACAGTGTCTGCATTAGGCAACATGAAAGATGCAGCTGAGCGAAATGGTTTGGCATTTGAAACATTAGGGAAATCCATTAGAGGCGTGGATTTGACTGGATTGGCTCACACCATGGAAGAAAACAAAGGGTCCATGGATAAATATGCCAGTGCTATTGAACAAGCACATGAATTAAGTTTAAAGCTCGATGCAGCCAGCAGATCATTGCAGCTTAATTTTACAAATGCATTTATTCCAACAATGAATGCACTGTATGACACATTCTTTAAAAGTGGCACAGTTATGGAGACATTTTTTGGATGGCTCAAAAGTGGTGCTCAAATTGTTGGTGATTTTGTAAGTGCAGCAGTTACTGCATTGGAACATTTTGGCAGCGTAATCAAATTAATTGGTAAAGATTTGTATGCCTTATTTGATATTAGAGAATATACGCAAGGCACGTTTTTCAAAACCCTAACTCAAAATCTAAATGACTTCACCACAACATGGAGCAAAGATTCTGATGATTATGTTGCATCATTGGCAAAAATTGATGAGGCAAACAAAAGAGTTGCCAAACCACCAGAAAAAACAGATGCAAAACGTGATGTCATTGAAAGCTATTCAAAACAATTGCTTGCAGAAAAAGGATTGTTTGATGCCTATCAAAAACGTGAGCAATTGAATTTGGAAATGTTGAGCCAAAAAGAAAAAGACAAAATGCTCACTAAAAATGAAGTTGAAATGCAAAATGCAGTTAATGCAGTTTTGAACAATCAACAAAAAGAATTAGATGCCATCGATCAAAAGATGAGCCAAATCGATAAAAGACGGCCTGGTGCTGGCGCACTTCAAGCAGAGTTGGAAAGACAAAAAACATTGGTTCAGGTTTCCACAGATTATTATGTGCAACAAACACAAAAAGTGGTGGCAGCCAATCAAGAGGCCAGAACAAAATTTGAAACTGGCTGGAATGAAGCATTTGCACAATACAAAGAAAATGCAGAAACCATGGCCGATGTTGGTAAAAAGTCATTTACCACTGTTGTTGATCAAATGTCTTCAGCATTGGAAACTTTTGTCAAAACAGGCAAATTGAATTTTTCTGATTTAGCAAAAAGCATTATTGCTGACTTGATTGCAATTCAAATCAAGGCACAGGCCACTCAATTGTTTAGCAATATGTTTAGTGGATTTGGTGGGGGTATTTTTGGTGGGTCAACTGGACCAGCTCCAGTTGAAACGGCCACACCCATTATGGTTTCAAATGCCACAGGTGGACCACTCGATGCTGGTCAACCATCCATTGTTGGTGAAAATGGCCCAGAGGTGATTGTGCCTCGAGGCAATTCCACAGTGATACCGAACAATCAATTGGGCGGTATGGGCGGCCAAACAGTCCAAAACGTCACCAATTACAACATTCAAGCCATTGACACCAAATCATTTGAAGACAGGATATATGGCAGCTCTGGTGCGATTTGGGCAGCCAATCAATACGCAACCAAAAACATTGCAACAACTAGGAGCCGAACATAATGGCTGGCTTTCAAAACATTGTTGAAATTCAACAAAAAATGAATGTGAACAACAGACGCACTGTTGGACAACAGGTTTCTCGATCAGGTCAAATGACAGTGGCCCAATATCTGACCACAGTGCCATGGGTATTTACCATTACTCCACATAATTTTTTGTATTATCCACAAGTCAGAGATGTGATCCAAGCCATCGACAATTTGGATCGGCAGCTGCCAGATTACATCACTTTTCAATCGACAAATTTGAGCTGGTTCACGGCCATGCAAGGGACGGCCACAACGGCCAGTTTGAATGGCACACCCACACCAAACAGTCAAACCATTAACATCACATCAAATGGAACATTCAAGGCTGGTGACTTTATCTCGATCAATGGGTTTGTATACAAAGTGACTGCTGATTCAGCTGGATCGGTGATCAATATCAATCGACCATTGATTGGCGCACCAGCATCAACTGCACCAGTATTGCTTGGCAATAATTGCAGCTTTTATGTGGTGGCTGAACAATTGCCAACATACACATTGAATCCAATGACCAATGGTGCATGGGTCGAGTGGTCAAGTCCATTTGTATTTAGAGAATACATCACTGCATCATAAGGGGAAAAAATGTCCACTGCCATTGCAGCACTCAATTCAAGTTCAATCAGATACGCTGAATTTATTCAAATCAACATTGGCACCATTGGTTCACCCACTGCGGTTTATACATTCTGCAATGCAGCGTCAAATGTGACCATCAATGGAATTTTGTTTCAAGGCATGGGAGCATATGTTGGATTGAGTGAAATTCAACAGGACATGAAATCAACCAGTGTCGATTTGAAATTGACAGTGACTGGCCTTAATCCAGACATCATTGCAGCAGTATTGGCTGCTAATATGAAAGGCAGCCAAATAATTGTATGGCGTGGTTTTCTTGATTCAAACAATCAAATTCAAACCATTGGCGGTGTGCAACAGTTTTTTCAGAGATACCAAGGCATTATCAACAACATTGCAATTTCAGAAAAATTTGATCAAAGAGCCAGGACTCGAGTGGCAACGTGCGTGATTTCATCAGCATCGATGCGATTGGTGCTGGACTCGAGGATTGCTGGAATTAAAACCAATCCATCCAATTGGAGGTTTTTATATCCTACTGATTCAAGCATGGATCGAGTGCCAGTCATTGCATCCACTTATTTCAATTTTGGCACTCAGCCGACAAATGGCAGTGCATCCAAAGTGATTGGATCGACATCGAGCAATCCAGTGCCATTGGTGACATTTGGATCAACTCAAAACAATTAAGGTTTAAAAATGTCATTACTGAGGTTTATCTTCACTGCAGCAGCGATTGTCACTGGTGCATATGAATTGGAGTTTTTGACATATGCTGGGGCCATGCAAATGGCGGTCACGTTTGCAGTGTCGATTGTGGCATCAAGGCTTTTTGCCCCCAATATTCCACAATCCCAGCAAAATAACATTAGGCAGCAAGTGCCACCTGATCCAACGGCTGGCATTCCATTGGTATATGGTGATGCATACACTGGTGGCCGATTCTGTGATGCGGTACTGACCACAGATCAAAAGTCAATGTATTATGTGATGGTGATCAGCTGCATCAGTCCAAATGGCCAGTTTTCATTTGACACCAGCAATTTTTATTATCAAGATCAAATCATCACATTTGATACCACCGATCAAACCAAAGTGGTGAGTTTGACCGACCAAGCTGGGAATGTGGACACCACAATTAGCGGTCATTTATACATCAGTTTGTACACATCATCACAAACTGGAACGATCACACCCATCAACACATCAAATCAGCCATCAGCGGTGATGAGTACGGCCAATGGCATTCCATCAGGCCAGGAGTGGGTCAGCAGTGGCCGACAAATGAACGGCACTGCATTTGCCATTGTGCAGCTGGTTTATAACAACAATTCACCTGGTACTACTTCATTGCAGCCAGTGACATTCCATGTCAGCCATTATTTGAATGGCACTGGATGTGCCAAGCCTGGTGATGTTTGGTATGACTACATTACCAATTCAGTCTATGGCGGTGC